GATCTAGCAGTATTGCCAGAAGCATTCCAACTTACAAAATCTCCAGTTTTTAAGGCATCTGGTGCTGCTCGTTTTTTACTTTTAGTCACAGGCATAGAACGTAACTCCTTTATTCTAGCGGATTTAGGATCTGAAAAACTTTTTCCAGCATCACCGCCCCATGCTGCCCATGCTACACGACCTTTTGACGGATAGCCATCCTCACCAGGACTAAAGCCTTCTGCTTTTTTGTCAACTTCATGTCTTGCAAACCATGCAGACATTTCAACAACAACCTGTGGATCTAATTCGTTACCGCTAAGTATCTGTGTTGCTCTTCTTCTTGCAACATCTGTTCCACCTGCTCTACCTTCTGATTTCCAATCTCTATATCTCTGTGCCTCCTCTTTCATACCAGCAGTTGGCGTTAAATCTATTTCCGTTCCATTAATAGTTGCCACTTGCTTCCTCCGATACGTTTTCGGCATCTTCGTCTGTTGGTTCTAACGTATCACCAAATGGATCAATACTACCGACAGGTTTAAATTGTGAACCACCTGATTGTGTTGTAGCACTAGGATCAGAATCAGTTACTATATTCATTTTGTCTAATTTAGCTAATTCAGATTGTCTCTGTGCAAGAAGTTCTTCTACATCACCACCATTTTCTGCAATACATTCAGACAATGTTTTTAGTCCAGATCTAATCGCATCACGTTGTGCCATTACCTCTTTTTGTGGATCAACATAGCTATATCCTCTACATACCCATCTAACCTTTTCGTATCTTTCTGGTTCTGTTTCATATGTAGGAAGTTGCAGTGCATTATTCATAACAGCCATTTCTAACCATGCCTCATATATTGGCTGATAGAAGTTTTCTTTTAACATCTGCTGTATTGTTCGCCAATGATCTCTGTCTTGTATCATTGCTAAACGACTACTACTGTAATTAGATTGAGAATAGTCAGAAGATATCGCCTCAAAACTACAACCTAAACCACTCGCCATGCTGCGAAGCATTGTACGAACAAAAGGATCAAACTCTCCGTTAGGACTATCCATATCAGGAATTGTTACATTACTACCTGGTTCTAGATACTTAAATTGACCTGGTTCAAAGCTTGTTACTCTGTCATAGTCATAAACTTCACCACCAGCATCTAGTTCTCCTTCTGGTGTACTAATAAATCCCATCAAAGCAGAACTTGCACGACATCTGATAAGACTTGCCTCTATATATCCATCAAGTTGTTTTAGATGACTAATAGCACTTGCTAAAAAAGGTATGCCACGATGCTGACCTGGTCTTTGTGGCATAAATAGATGTATTACATCTCTTGCTGGCACAATAATATGTTGTTTCTGTCCGATAGGTGCAGAAAAATTACTATCACCAGGATGTTTCGTAAGAAAGGCATAATTAACAGCACGTTGATATATATCCATTTCTATTCCTAATCGCCATACATTCTTAGGATTAGATAACTTTCCTTTGTAATCTTCATCAAGCTGATCTGCTTCAATCACCTCTAGTGCAAATGGAACTTTGCTTCTACCAAACTGTTTGCGATGCATTATTACAAAACTTTCGCCACTTTCTATCATTGATCTGACAACTAATCTTTCTAACTCGGAAAAACATAAAACACCTCTTACATCACAGCTATCTTTTCTACCCCACATAGACCATTGACCTTCTATCTGCTCATTTAGCTTTGTATATAACTCATTGTTTCTTTGTTTTCTTATCTGTGCCTGTAATCTTACGCCTGTACCAACAACCTGATTTGTAGAATATCTGATTGCCTGTGCAGCATAATTATTATTACGAACAAGATCATGAACATTAGATCTTAATTTAACAATGCCTTGTTTCCATTCTTGGTCAGCAGATGTTTGGTTAGTAACCCAACTGGCAGACAATCTGTCTACTCTTGCTCCTGTATACGACCTTCTGCGTTTTTTTACAGTTTTTTGCTCAAATATGTCCTGATTTGACGTAAAAAAGCCTTTCCATGCGTTAACTAAACCCATTTCTCCTCCTAAAAACGGACATAAAGATTTTTGGGATCACCTAACCCCTGTGCTATCAGTGAAGCACGTTGCTCACTTTTGACAATACTTTTTAACTGACTTTCTCTAGCTATTAACACAGGTAAATCAAGACGTTTAAATGTTCTGTCTCCTATAGTGTATTCTTTTGCCTTATCAGAAACAATAGCTCGTATAGCAGCAGAAATATTAGCCAAATCTGTTTCTGCTGTTGTTCTATAATCTATTGCACCAGGTGTACCAGTATATTCAAGTTGTTGTTTTACAGTAAGACTACCTTGACCTAACTTAAATTTCTCTGCTGATTTAGAAACTATTGCACACCAATACCAATCACCTGCATCAAATCCAGCGGTATCTGTTGCACTGATAGTAAACTGCCATCCTGTGTTATACGCACTACCTATACTTATATGTCCTTCACCTGCTGTATTTGTTCTTAAATAATATGTAAGTGTCCAATCAGAACTTGTTGCATTCTCATTAAAAGGAACAGTTGTTGCCTCATCTCGCCACTTAACAGTTTCACCTGCACTTATAACAGATGGAAGATCAGATACCCACATAATCACCTCTACCAGTTAGTAACATAATCAGATTGTACATTCTTTGGTCTTATTCTACCTCTATTTGCCTTAGAATCACTATTTTGATTTTGATATCGTTTTTCTAGCTGATTCCATAGTGTTCTCCGATCATAAATTTGATACAACCGATGTAAAGCTGCATACGCATAAACCATCTCATCTAACGCCTCATTTCTGACACCACTTTTCTTTACCCATACCCGATCAAACTGATATCCGTTACGTTGTTTTCTAATTTCTCTTTCTGCTGTAAGTTCTTCAAAATAATCAGAAGTTATAGTCGGATAAAAATGTAAAGCACCTTTACCTGGCTCTGCTTCTTTTAATCTTCTATGCATCTGCGTTTTTATTTTATTAACAGCAACAGAAAATAACATTACGCTACCTCTTCTTGTTTTACCTGTAGATCCATAATCTATTTTGTTTGGCTTACTTAAAAATCCATCATTACGAAGTTTGCCAATACCTTTTATTGCTATCATTCCTAACTTAGTTCTTTCTCTTACATAGTTATAGACTTCATCGGTAAAGTGACCACCAGTATCTATAGCAGCTACTTCAATACGCATTTTTATTCCATTCACATTTGTATAAGGTGTCTGTAATATTTCATCCAACTGTTTCCATACATCTGGTCTAGATGGCGAACCATATATCTTCACTCTATCTAATAAGAAAAACTCTTCATTTCTACCAGCACCCCAAACAGACAAACTAAGTCTGTCATCCTGTGTATCAATACCAGCTAAAATTACTAACACTTCTTCTGGCGGCACACCTTTTTCATAATCTTCATTAGCTGCTTTTTCCATCAAGGCACTAGCACCTACCTTAGATTCATATTCATCTTGCCAAACCTCACCTAAAACAGTATTTATAAATGTCCGTAACTGTTCTGGATTATCTTTTGATGCCATCCATTCCTCTGCAAGATTAGACCATGATGCATTTGGAGAGTAAGAATAACCTGCCCATATATGAAAACCAACGTGTTTTCCATTACCTTCAGAAGTAGCTCGCCATTCTCCTCTCTCTACCATCCATCTTTTTTTGCTGTGTGGTATAAAAACACCGCACGATTTACAGCAATATGAGGCTGTATTTAGGTCATTTCCCTGCCATTTGATGTTATCCCAGACAAAATACTGCATTTCACCGCATTCTGGACATGGACAAAAATATCTACGTTGATCCGACTCACTATATAACTTTTCTATGCGTGAAAAGTCTTGAACAGTAGGTGTAGACCCTGCAACTATCTTTTTATTCCAATACCACTCTGCTCTTCTTATGCCTAGCTTAATTTGATCACCTTCTGTACCTGCTGATGGTGGATAACCATCTACCTCATCAAATAAAACAATACGTCTACTAACTCTTCTAAACCCACGAGCAGAATTAGCACCAACAAGACCAAGAGTACCACCAGGAAACTTTTTCTGTAATAAGGTATTCTCACCATCTTTTGCTTTCGCCTCACTAACTAAACCATTTAGACAAGGTGTATCTCTAAGCATCGGCGCAATCTCCTCTTTAGAGTAACCAGTAGCATCCTCAATAGTTGGCTGGACAATCATCATTGGACATGGATCTTGATGTATGTGATATGCAATAACGTGATTTAAAATTTTAGAATATCCAACTCTTGCTGACTTCATTACTGTCACCTGCTCAATATTAGGATCAGTAATCGCATCCATAATACCTTTCTGATATGGCAGTGTTCTCCAGCGACCTCCCTCTGCTGAACTTTCTGCGGAAAGATATGCATATTCATCTGCCCACTCACTAAGGCTTAATTTCTCAGGAGGGCGAAATGCTTCTAATGCTAATTGTTCTAATTCAAAAAGATTTGTCATGCAGCCTGTGTATTAGCTATCTCTTCCAGTGACTCTCTAACAATATCTTCTAGACAATTCATAGCAGACACATCTAAATCAGGTATACGTTGTTTTGCCTTACTAGGAATACCTAATACTTTGTTCTTGGCGATAGATATAAGCTCTAACCATTTTGCTTTTACCTGTTTACTATCAACAAGTTGTAGTTCCTTTTGCTTACGTTCTATCTCTAATAACTCTGCTTTTAAATGTTCTGTCCTAGCACGACTTTCTTCGTATGCAGGGATATCTGTAACAACTGCCTTCTGCCGTGGCTTGTGATAATTATTAGCTTTTTTCATCTGATTAGGATGATATGTCTTCTCCCAATCTGTTTCAAATGCATCCTTATCTAACATTACTTTACCATCGTTATCTACAACAGGAGTAAGTCTGCCTTGATTTATTGCTTTATATACTGCTTGCGGACTTACCTTCTTTAATCTTGCTGCTTCTGACCTACTAATTAGTGCCATGCCATTTTTTGTAACTGTCTTGAGGTTACATTAGCAAAACATTTGTAGTCGTGGTATAATTCCGCATTTTTATTGAGATTTGGTTGCTTATTGAGAATAAATTTTGTAACCAGATTGTTATATTGGGCAATTTTGTAACCACATTGTAACTTTTGTGCCTAGTAAAATTTTGAGCTTTCTCCTCATT